TGCCGGTACAATGCCGACTTCTCTTTCAGCTCGTCTTTTGACAGCTTCTCCCGCTTATCGCCCGCTTTGATGATATTCAGCAGCGCGCCTTTTTTGTTCTCCTTTTCAATCGCGGCCTGCTTCGCCGCCTCTTCCGCGGCTGCTGCGGCTTTTACCTCCGCATCTTTCCACGCTTCCTCCGCAAGCTGCTCCGGCGTCGCCTGCACGGGTGTCATGTTTTGCGCCACATTTTGTGCCGCTGCCGTGGCTGCCGACGCTGCTGCGGACGATACGCCTGTAAGCGGTCTTTCAAGCACCTGCACGGTACCGGCAAACGGCTGCGTCGGACTTCCGGCCTGCTGCTGCGTCTGGCCTGCCTGCGCGGCGGGCGGCGTGGTCGCTTCGATGGCTTTCTTTAAATCCTCAAGCGCTGCGGCCTGCGACGCGCTGAGCTTGTCTGTGGCTACGCCGATCGCTGATGCAAGGGCCGTCGTCTGCTCATCCGTGATCAGCTTCGCCTTTTCTGCATAGCTTTTAAGCTGTGCATCAAGCCCATGGGTAACGTTCTGCCGGTCTTTATCATGCTGCGCTTCAAGGTCTTTTTTCTGCTGCTCAAGACTCGCCTCGAGCGCCGCCGTCTGCTTTTCTGTCTCTGCTTTAAGATCTTCCGTATCTTCCTCGGCCTGCTTGCGGGCCAGATCCATCTTGCGCTGATACGCCTCGTTATACTCTGCAAGCTCCTCGTTTGACAGATCGTTCAATGCGTGTAAGGTTGCGGTCAGCTCCGGGCCCTGCTCTTTCAATTCTTCTATCAGGTCAGCACTCAGGACACCGCGCCCCGCGAGCGCGTCGAGCTGGTTTGCCCAGTCCTCATAGCCCGCCGCCTGCGACTTAATATTAAACAAAAGCGTCTTGCCGTCGGCGGATTCGCTTGTAAATTCATCAAACAGGCCATACGCATTCTTGATCGCGTCCGTGCGGTCTTTCAAGGCGTCGTCATACGTCTGGTTCAGGTCTTTGATCTGGTCTTCGATATCCTTTGTCACGTCCGCAACCTTATCGTTGTAGTCGTCCTCCAGATCTTCGAGCTGCTTTGTCAAATCCTTTTTTGCGTCGAAATACTTCTGGTCAGCTTCAAGGCGTTCGTCGGTACCCTCCTCGTACTGGGCTCTTACGGTGTCCCAGTACTCCACCTCGGCCTGCGCAGACATTTCGTGGTAGGTCTTGTATGCAGACAAAAGCGACGACATGTTGCTGACCGTGCCGATCTTTTTCTTCGCGTCGTTGATCTTCTCCTGCGCTTTGTACCAAGCATCGGATCCTTTCTTCGTCTGCAACTGAATATTCTGCCAGTACTCCATCTCGTACCTGATCGAAACATCGTTCGTAGCTTTCTCCCTCTCAAGCTTCTCCTCTGCGCTGGATATGATGGCGTCCTCAATCCCGGCTTTCAGGTCGTTGATCTGCCCTGTCGCGTCATACCATGCCTGCGTGCCCTTTTTTAGATTCTTGCGCACGGACTCCCAATACTTAAGCTCTTTTTTCTCCGACCAGTCATGCACCGCCTGCTGATTCGTTGCGTACTTCTGTGCAGCAGCAAAGACGTCGCTGTAATAGGTCTCGGCGTCCTTTTTCACGTACTCCGTCTTTTTCTTTTTGCCGGAGCCGGTTGTCTTTTTGACCGTTTTGGATACATTAAAATTCGCTGCAATACTAGTCTCTGTCAGCTTATTGACCGCTTTTAAGTAACCGTCCGTGCCAGCGCCGACCGACAGCGCTACCCGCTGCCAATAATACTGTTCGTCTTTTAGGGACACCTCGTGGCTCTTTTTGTAATTTTTCAGCCATTTTGTTGAGGCGGTGAAGACCTCCTTTGACAGCTTGTTCGCAGATTTCTTTGCTTCGCCGATCTTATCGGAGATACCGAACGCCGTTCCCAGGCCGATCTGCTGGCCAAGCTCCCGTCGGAATTTCTTTGACGGAGACGCCGTCTCTGATTCCTTTTTACCAGCATCAAGACCTGCCCGGACTACGCGCCTTACAGCGTCGGCAACAGCTCCTTCTCCTGCCGTAACACCCTGTGCAATTCCTGCCGACAGATTATACCCTGTGTTATAAAAAGACTGCTCCCATGACGCGAGCGCCGCCCGCGCTGACTTCGCCACGTTCCCTGCGGCCTGCGCTGCCTCCTGCTGATGCGCCCGGAACGCTGCGACATATTTCCCGACATGTTCTTCGCCTGCCGCCTCAAACTCGCCCGATTTCTCCGCGGCGGCGTCGGCGGCTTCGCTTGCCATGTCGCTCGCGGCAGTCGTGACCTGATCGGTGTTATCAGCGATGCCTGCCGCCGTGTCGCCCGCCAGCTCATTTCCAGATTCCTCCCCGGCCTCGCTCATTTCGCCGGACTTCTCGGCGATCAGATCGATCAGCCGCATATAGGCGTCTACGGCCTCCTGCCCGCCCGCGTCGATGCCTGCGGACAGCTCCGATATCAGGTCTTCGCCGATGGCCGCCCCCTTATCTGCCGCCACCTGTACCAGTGCGTCAAAGCTTCCCTCCAGCGCGCCATTTAGTTGTGCGATCGCGCTCGCCGCCGTGGTCTCCCCACTGGCAATGCTTTCCGCCAGCCCTTCCGGGATCTTTATGCCGCATTCCTGTGCTGCGTTCACGGCTTCGTCAAGCTCGGTGCGCATGGCGTCCGGCAGCGTTTCCCATCCCTCCGCCGCAGAAGAAACGGCCTCGTCGATAGAAGCGCGCAGGTCACTAAAATCAAGGTCACTGGAACCGAGGTCCCTCGCTGCCGCCTCATACGCCATCTTGTTTGACGCTTCGATTTTTGCAATATCCTCCGTCAGGTCCATGGCCTCTACGTACTCGGCAGACATTTCCTTCAAGCGGTCAACACCATATCCGGCATCGATGGAATCCACCAGGTTGTTGATCAGCTCCGGGCTCTCGCGTCCCATATCCATCAGATACTGCAAAAACTCCGGCGCGATATCATCACCGACCTCATCCACGATGCGTTGCAGGTTCTCCTTGTATTCTGTCAGGCCCTCTACGCTGCTGTGCAGATTGTCTATCATGGTCTGGGAATTGACTGCCTCACCGGCTTCAAATTTGTCTGCGATGCTTATCTTGTTCTGAAGATCGGACTCGATCTCGGACACATACCCGTTATACGTGTCCAGAATTGACTGCATGGCTTCTTTCTGGGCTTCCGCGCCATCTTTTGCAGCATCACCCGCCGCAAGCGCTGCCTCTCCCGTGATCTCGTAGCTTTCGGTCAGACGCAACGCGCCTTTCGCAGCGTCGTCAAGCGATAAAACGCTATCCTTTGCAGCTTGCCCCATAACCTGCGAAACTTTCCCGACTGCATCCGCAGTTTCTTCTACCTCCTGCCCGGCGTCCGCGAATGCAGCGCTGCCGCTTGTTGCAGCATTACCGGCCTCGGCCAAAGCCTCCGAGCTCACCCCAAATTTCTTTCCTATCTTATCCGCATTTATTTCGACATCCTGCATCTGTTCATCCAGACTGTTCATCTCGTCCTGCATGGATTTCGATGTGTTCGCCGCTTCAGTAGCCTTGCCATTGTACACTTCAAGCTCGGAATTTAAATCATATATTCGATCAGTACAACAGTCATATGTATACGCGCCGCTTTCCATGATCTTGTTGTAATCTTCCAACGTGACCGTACCGTCTTTAAGGCGCTGATTCCAGTATTCAAGCATGGTCGCGTCAAACACTTCCGGATCCGTGTCGACATTCGCATACATATTTTCGAGCAGCTCTTTTTCTTCTTTCAGCAGGCCAATCTGATCAATAATTTCCGCTTCAGCCTTATTCGCGTTTGTCAGGTTGATTTGCGCTTTCAGCGACGCAGACATCAGTTCCTGCATGGCCTGCTGCTTTGCCTGCGTAATCAACAGTTCTTTTGTGTTGTCGATCATGTCGCGGATTTCATCGTTCGACTTATTTAAAGCCCCTCGCTCCGCGTCATATGCATCTGCAATATCCGGGATGTACGTCGCAAGCTGCTCCACAACCGTACTCATCTCGTTTTTCTGCGCAAGGGATTTATTTTCGATATCATTAAGCAGAATCAGCCGGTTGCCAAGTGTCTCAACCTGCTGCGCTTCCGCACCTGCGTTTTCAACCGTCGCTTTCGCATTTTCAACAGTCGTTTTGATCTCATCGTTCGCCTGCTCAACGCTGTCGATCAGCTCCTGTAGCCCGTCCTGCGGAGCTTCGACCGCTTCGTCTGCGTCCTGGATAAAATCAGTCAATCCCTGGATCATCCCGGTCAGCGCCGGTTCTGCCGTTTCCGCAATCGGCGTAATAAATTTTTTCTGAATCGCAGCCCCAAGACCAGAAATCGCGGAGCCGAGATCGTCATACTTGACCTCCTTCAGCTCATCCATCGTCCCCTTGACGTTTTTATATCCGTCATTTACGTCGTCCAGCGCGGTCAGTACCTGCATGGCATTGTCTTCGCCCAGCGCAGACCACACCTCACTCGCGATCGTCAGCGCCTCCTGCTGATTCGTCATTTCCGACAGATCATTGATCACGGAATAGAAAACCTGACTGGTGCTGGCCTCGCCATTCTTCCATTCCTGGAACAGGCTCTGTGTCTTACTGGAGAACGACGACAGGTTATCTTCAATCCTGCCGTCTGCGAGGGAGTTACCGAACTCCTTCACATAGTCATTGACCTTATCCAGATTGTACGCGCCTGCATCAAGGCCGTTTTCAAGGATCGCAAACATTTCCTCTGCGGAAAAGCCCGCCTGCCCCCATAACTGACCGTATTCCGTGATATTGTCCACCAGTTCGCCAGAACGGTTTAGGCCGTTCTGTGCGCCTTTTGCGATCAGGTCAAAGGCGGTCTTTGCATCAACATGTAAGGTCTTTACCATAACATCAGCGGCGCGAATGCTTTCGTTGACATCCATCCCGAATGTATCCCGCAGCGTGATCGCTGACTCTGTGACGTCCTGCATCGTCCCGTCGTCCAGCTCTCCCATAATCTGAATGACCTGCGACATGGCGTCGGCTATGTCCTTATAACTCTCGCCGAAATTATCGCCCTTGATTTTTTTCATGACGCTGCGATAACGTTCGGTCGCTTCCTCGGTCAGGCCAGTGCTCGCGGCAAGGCCCGCGGATGCTTCACTGATATCGGCCATAGAATCATAGACGGCCTGCGCTCCCTGCGCGAGAAGATCAAGCCCTTTCGTACTGATGTTCTCACCAATGCCAGCCAACATTCCATCTTTGATGCTCAACGACATGCTTTCTTTTACTTTCTTCCCGAACTTATCTATACTTTTTGCGCAACCGTCGGCAGATTCCTCCGCTTCTCTCATGTAAGCCGTATTCTCATTAACAGCACGGCTTGTTTCTATCACTTCTCTCTGCGCCGTATTAAGTTTTTGCTGCCAACTTTTTATATTGTTCTCACAGCGCCCTATCTGCGCTTTCTGTCTGGCAACAGCGTCCGTGTACTCTTGTACAGGCTTTACCTGATCGGCCATCTCCTTTTGCTTATCTTTCGCTTTGTCCAGCTCCTGCCTGAGCTCCTCTACAGCTTTCGACTGCTTTTCAAGTTCTTCTTTTGTCGCCGTACCAGAGGTTTTCATCTCCTTATATCCGTTTTTGGCATCTTTCAGCTTTTGCGAAAGGTACTCAACTACCTGCCCCTGTTTCTTAAGATCTTTTTCAAGCTCTTTGCTGGATGTTCCGGCATCTTCCAGTTCTTTTTCTGCATTTGCCAACGATTCTTCCAGCTCATCCAGACGCTTTTTCGCCTTTTCATGAGTTTTATTTGCGTGATCCCATCCCGCACGGACAGCTTCAACTTTCTGCTTCTGTTCATCCAGACGCTTATTTAAGACGTCCTGCCTTGCCGTTAAAGCTTTAATTGAATTTTTCTGTCCTTCAAATTCTGCACTTACTTTCGCGGATTCACTCTTTGTAACCGCCAAGCTCTTATTAATATTCGTGATAGCCTGTGTAAATGGCTTTTCGCCGTCAAGGGCGAGGACAACGCCGATTTTCTTAGATGCCATAGTAATACCTCCTCGGACAACTTAAAAGCGCCAGCCCTACGGCTGACGCTCCAGTAATATTGCTTTCAAATTAATTCCATCTCGATGTTTCAGTAATCCAACGTGCAAAAAACAACCACGGGATCATAATTACGCTGGTCAGTAAGGCAAATGCCATTCCGCCAATAAAATCTGATATACACATCGCTCCGATAACAACACACCATGCTACCAGCGGAATCTGAAACAAAATCAATCGCAAAAATTTACGCAATTTTTCATCTCTTTTGCGGCGGTTATTATACTCATTTACAGGAATTTTTTTAATGTACACTTACTCACCCCCTACATTTCCATGATCGGCAGCGACATCTGCACACAATCAGGTACTTTTCATGGCGCTGCTTTTAGGCACTTGCGCCACATCTTCACATTTTCAATAAATCTCCGATACTTTTAGATGTTTTGTTTCATTTCACGTTTGCATCCCTGATGCGACAGATATTCACATAGGTTGCGGCCACATATAACCCGTTAAGTGTAAGATACATAAGGGTAAAATCACCAATCCCGTAGCCGTTGCTATTGTACGCTCCACGATCCCCACTTTTGGCAAAATCAACAGCCTCTCTTCCAAATATTTCAACCGCCTTATATTCTGGAATCGCGTCCGCATTGCCGATCAGAATCTTTTCCTCATTAAATATTTTTGTAACATCCTCTTTCTCATATAGCTTCATCATTCGGCACCTCCACGCAATATGCAATCATCATTTCCCTGACAGCTTCCGTATAAGCTTTCCGAAGTATCGGCTTACTGGCAATGACGGACTGTCTGCTGATCTTCTTAATCTGCGCGCGGGTAGCTCCGGCCTCCTGCGCCTTACCTATCTCCCGGTCAACGATCTCGTCTATGTCCTCCCCGACCTTTTCATTCAGCCGCTCGTAGCTTTCAAGCCATGCTTTCTGATACCGGTTAAACACGCCGTCAAAGGACGGGCTCTTTACGATCTCACCGATGCACTTTATCACCCAGCGCCTTGAATCCCTCTCCTCGGAAAATAACGTGTCGCGGATGTTTTGTAAGGTCTTGCCCTGCTGCTCGGTCTTGTCGGTCAGCTCTGCGATCTTCGCATCCTGTTCTTTCTGTTTAAGCTCCATACCGATTAAAAGTTGAAGCTGCAGGGAGAGGTTCTGAAGATCAGCAGACGGCGCGGGCTTTGCCTTATATTTCTTTTCTATCTCAATGAAATAACGTCGCACCTGCTTGCCCTTATTATTACGTTCAAGCATAGCCATTTCTTTTGCTGTATCAAGCTTGATGATGTAATCTTTCGCCCTCCCGCCGTTTACTAAATTTTTAGTAAGCGTTTCAAAGTCCTGATTTTCTGCGGCTTCGCAATCATTTAACCGATTTCTTACCCAGTCATTGAATCTGCTTTTTACTCCGAGCACTTTGTGCAGCTCCGTGCCATAAACAACTTTTTCCCCGGTGTTTGTTTCATATACGGGGACAAGATCGTTCTCGATTATTCTCAGATCATTCATGCCGCACCTCCGCTCTCCCTCGCAATCCCTCTAAGGTTTACGGAAACGCAGCAGCCGAATTTGTCCGGCACGTCCTTCCGGCGACTCAACTCCTCCAGATCAGCAGCAATTCGATCAAGGTAATTTGCCACGCCGAACAGTGCGTCCGATAATGCCCGTGGCATCAAGATGTCTGACTCTGTTTCGTCTAACTGGTTTGACAGTCCGCTAAGGATGCATGACGCACCTGTGACCTCGGCGGACAGGTCGAATAAATTTTTACTCATACCGCAGCACCTCCTTTAAGAAGATGCGCCGGAGCCTGTCCGATCTGCCGAACTGCGGCCTCATATCCGCACTGATATGCGTAACGGAACTTATGTTCATCGATTGCATTGATGTACTCCCAAAATGCATTATCCATTGTGTGGTATGCTGCCTTGACGTTTTCTGGCACCTGCGGCGCATTATCAAGGCACTCGTCATAAATTCTGTCAAAAGTTTCCTTATCCGGGAATACCCCCCCCCGAACAATTTCTGGCGTTTTATTCATAATTTCTTTCCTCCTTACCAGTCTTTTTCCTTCGTAGTTGCTTTAAACGACTCCCACGCTTCATCAAGTTCAGTCAGATCGTCTTCAATGGCATCCTCCGCCATCTCGAGCCAGATGCTCCAAAGACGTTCCTGTGTATACCCAGTAATTCCAGAAAGAAAATAAATTGCCATGGCGTAGCCCGCCATCTTCTCAGAGAAAGTTTGGAAATCCGCGCTTCCACACCGCTGTCCAATAAGCACTTTTTCAAATTTGAAGATGGTATTTATAGAAACGCCGATGTTTTCCAACTTGCTGTAAACCTGCTCCTGCAAGTCAGTAAATAAATCTTTCATTGCTGCCATAATAAAAACTCCTTTCATTTTTTCTTGAAAGAAGTTCCTGCTCATGATAGAATATTTCACGAGAAGGAAACTTCTTCGGACAAAACAGTCGCTAAACTTTGGTCGGTGGAGCGGCTGTTTTATTTTTTCGTAACCTCGGTATAGACCAAATCAATTCCCTTTCTAATAACATCAGCTTTCGTCATTCCAGTTATTTTGGAGCAATACTCCAACTTCTCTGCTTCACTATCAGTCAACCGAATTCTGGTGTCATTTCTTTTCGGATCTTTTGATGGTGGTCGCCCGTGTGCTGGTGACATGTCATTCCTCCTCTCATTAATTGGTTACACATTTATTATAAATGGTAACACGTTTAATGTCAAGAGATTTATAAAATATTCTATAATGCAAAAACTCCTTTCATTTTTCTTGTCTCATTCTAAAGAATGACAAAAATTTCTTGAAAGAAGTCTCTCCATCTGATATGATAGATTTATCAGAGGGAGACTTCTGGTGTAGATTTAGAAGTTGCTTAGTTTTCCAGACGGGGCAACTTCTATTTTTTATCCAAATCTTCCTTGACCATATGAATCCCTTTCATGATAGCATCAGTTCGAGTTGTCTTCAATCTATCTGCACACTCTTGTACTTCTGCTGCCTCTTGTTTGGTAAGCCTTATATTAAGGTTTACATTTCTCGGATTCTCTGTTTTCGGTCTGCCTGCCGGACTCATCTTATCACCTCCAATTATTGCCCTTGCAATAATTATAATACTGCGCGTGCAATAATTTGTCAAGTATTATTTAAGAAAAAATGAGAGCAAATTTCTCTGCTCTCAAAAATTATTACTTTTTCTCAATAATCACCGCGGTACCATTAATTGATACTCGAGCCATTCCATCTCCATTTACAGATGATTCAATGTCAATTCCAATAATTGCATTTGCCCCCAACTTCGCAGCTTTCTTTTTTATTTCATTCTTCACATAGTCTTTTGCTTCGGAAATAAGTGCCGTGGTTCCACTTAAATCCCTATTCGTAAACACGCTTAAACTATCTACTGCATCATTGATCTTACTAGATAGTGCTTTTGCAAAACTAAGCTTATAAATTGCTTCTGCATGTACGATATCAATATATTTTACAACTTCATAACCATCCAGCGAGGATGTAGTAGACAACAGCAAATTTTCAATCCTAACCGATAACTCCTCTTCTTCTTTTATCTTTTCTTCAATCCCATTCTGCTCTTGCTCTACTGCCGCGCTTGCATATTGTTCGTACTGCTGGTTAATATATCCTTTCGCATCCTCAGATACTATATTAATATTTTCAAAATATCTCCTTGCGGTATAGACTTTACCCGTTCTTATATTAACAACATTTTGCTGGCACGTCGAGCAAACTTTCCCTTTAAGGCCAATCATTGAAATTTTGGCCGACTTACTTCCACATATCACGCACTCTGCCATAATCAAAATCCTCCCTGGTATTTCTCTCCACTTACATTTAATTCACTCTGGCTTTGCGGGCGGCTCTGTGAATTTGCAACGAGACAGTTCAAGATACTGGCCATCTGACACGGTAACATAATTCCTGCCCTCGAAATTATCATTAGAAACAATATCGTCCTGTCTGCTGTCAGAGTAAATGCAGTAATATCCGTGCTCTCCTCCCGCGTCCAATGTGTATTCGCCTGCAGGAATATGTAACCCCACTTTAAACATTCCAGAAGCATTAACAGACACATCCGGGTTTTCCTCTATCGGAATCGCATAACATCTTGAAAGTTCAAGGTATTCGCCGTCGTTCACAGAAATGATAGAATTATAATCAAAATTGTCATTAAAGATTATATCGTCCTGATTACTGTCAGATGATACGCAAAAGTATCCGCTCCGGCCCTCTGTGAACACAACATATTCTCCTGCCGGAATATCTGAGCCGACCTTGTATATACTGGGTGAATATTTCGTGTACTTATTACTTTCACTATCGTTGTCCTCGCCAATACCTTCGGATTCCCCAATTTGCAAATTACTGATCATTTCAGTAAAAGAAGAAAATCCAATCGACTCATCTTCCAAATTACGCTGATACAAAAAATCCGTAACGCTATATCCTGTATTCACAGACGTGTTAGCTACAACACTTACTACACCGTTTATTTCGCAACAAAACTCGCTGCTTTCTGCATGGCATCCACCTATTTCATACTCATTTCGCTTAAGCGAGATATAGCCATCGTTTTTTTCAAAGCCTTTCGCAGCTACGCCTACAAAAACATCATACAACGAAATTAAGCTTTCGTCATACTCGTCCGTATACCTCATTTCTCTTATAAGCATCAACTCGTTTTCCGTTTTGTAATAATATGAAAAAACATCATCCTCACTTTCTTCCGTTAAAAACGCCCATTCATCAGGAATTTCAAAAATTAAATTTTTAATTTCCGGCTGCTCCTCTGCCGCTCCAACAATCCCGCACATCACCGCCAGAATCACCGCCCACATTACCGCAAAAATTCGTTTCTTCATACGCCTTTTCTCCTTTTCTGGTATTTTCTTCCATTCTATCATCTACATGCAGGATTGCCAATAAATCTTATAAATTTTCTGCACTATTTTTTCGACAAAATTCGACAGGGCGAGCACCCCGCTCCCGCAGGGCACTCAAAATATCGCATCCAGATCAAGCCCTTCTTTCTTTTTAAGCCCGTTAAGCTCCAGATACTCGTCATAGATCAGGTAAAATTTCCGCAATGTCATGGCGAAGATCTCGTCTTCGCTGTGACACAGGACTTTCCCACCCAGATAAAGCAACCGGGCGATATTTACCGCCCGGTCTCCACGTTTGGGGACTCGTCGTCCTCCTCGTCCTCGTCTTCGTCCTCGTCCTCGTCCGGCTCCGGCGTCGATACGCCGTAAGCCCGCAGCACTGCAAAGGCAATGTCGCGGCAGTTTTTAAGGTTGAGCATGTCGCCCACCTCATCCGGCGTCACGTCCGCGCCGCCAGAGCAAAGCAGCACGGACAGCAGCGTCTTGTAGACGGTCAGCGTCTCGTGATCCGTCGCGCCGTCCGCAGCGTTCGCCACGTACCCGACCACATCGTTAAGCGGCATGTTGCACTGCGCCTGGATCTCGTCGATCGCATTGATCGTAAACAGCAGCGTATATTCCTCACCGCCAAGTTCAACCGTAACGCCCGTCGGCCTTAAATCGCTCATGGCCTGCCTCCTTATGCTTTCACTCCGATATTTGCCTGCCTCTTGAGCCATGCAATGGCCTCGGCCTCTGTCGGGAACCGCAGCTTCTTGTAGATCAGCTTCTTATCTCCACCTGCAACAGGACTCTGGAAGGCCTTGCCTTCGATGGTCGGCGTCTGGAAATTGGTCGTTTCGCCCTTTGTCTCGGCGTTCTCGGTCGGTTCGCTGTGCTGCACTTTATAAAGCCAGATCACGGTGAAAGATGTGATGCTATTCTTCCGGCGACGCTTATAGAATCCGACACCGAAGAACGGTGCAACATCATCCGGGCTGGCCTCCACAGACTCCGGCGTCGGGTTTTCCCCTTCCGTGACTGCCTCGACGTATGTATGACCAAGCAGATTAGCCAGCGTCTTGAGATCCAGATCATCTATGCCAAGTGATGTGCCGAGATCTTTAACCGACTGATCAGTTTCCGCAGCGTCATCATCCGCATACAGCGTGACGTCATTTTTGTTTGGTGTGTACGTAAAATTGATAGCCTTGCCAACGACAAAGCCTTCCCCATACGTTCCATCCTCTTTCCACGGCGCTGCGACCGGGAATTTCATTCCAATATGTGCCATAATTAAAATCCTCCTGTAATTTTTTCAGGTCAGCGGCGCACACACTTTGTGCGTCGGTGTATCAATGGGTTCCTTATTCATCCGGCAGCTCATCCTCAGTTTCGACCTCACACTCAAAAATGATGTGGCGTGTCTTGCCGTCCGGCTCGGCCAGCACTGTCGCGTCCGGGTAGGTAAAGCCTGCGTCCAGCAACGCAGCGCGCATCCGGCGCTTGATGTCCAGATAATCTTTATCCATGGGGAGAAAATAGTGTATTTGTACTTCTGCAACATCTTCCACCGGCCTGTCATCGCCGCTTAAGGCAGCGCTGTCAGAATAATTGAATGTAATGTATTCTTTGTTGCCGCCGCCAAAAAAATCGGCCACAACCGGCAGGCCGAATGGTTTCATTGCCTGCACAATCTTTTCATTCACAGTCAAAGCTTGTCCACCTCCTCATTTACGACCTGCTCCATAATCCTTAAGCACTCCGCCTCTGACGCCGCAACGGCATTGCGGCGTACCGGGCGCGGCTCCTGACCATGCGAAGCGACGCCGTACTCCAGAAATGCCATTTCCTGCGCATAAGGCAGTCCGCGAGTGTTATTTCCTTCCGGCTTTACAACTGCATAAACGCCAAGGTCGTTCTCGAGCACCGGGGTGCTTTTAATACTTCCGGCAAGGCCGCCCGTCGAGTACGGTTTTCCCCGCTTGTCTTTACGATTCGCCGCCCGCTTAATCTCAGATTTCAGGTTCTTTTCAATCACCGGCGCAGCGGCCTTGACTGCTTTTTTCGCGATTTTCTCCGGCTCGCTAAGCCCTTTCAGCAAAGATTCAAGATCTCCAAATCCTGTTATATCCAAACGTCCCATACTCACACCTTCTCCCTGCGTTCCGTCCACAGCTCCACATACTCATGGCCGTCACCGTATGGATTCGTATACTTGATGTCGTAATCTTCCCTGACGTAGCGCACGATCATGCTTGTATCGATCGGAATGGACGAATAACGGACCAGAAAACGTGCCTTTTCCTCGGCGAACTCTGCGTTCGCCTTCACAAGCTCTGTCCCGCTCGTCTTCGTAAACTTCGCCCAGCAGTTACGGACCGGGAGCCATTCGGTTTGCTGGATACCGTTTCCATTTGTAGTGGTCTCAGGCTTCAGAATCTGGATCTTTTTATTCAGCTCCCCGGGATTGATGTTCATGCCGGCCACCTCCCTACAGCAGGTTTCTGCTGTGCATATTCAGGATCGTTTCGACCGTCTTGTTGACATTATTTTTATCAACGTACATCGACCGATTGTCGTAAGCATCCTGGCATAACACAAGAATTGCTGTCGAAATGTCTTCGTGCAGTTCCAGCTCTTCCCGGGTAAGTCCTGTGTATGACATCACGTACGCAACAGCTCCCTCGTATATCTGCTGCAGCACTTCGGCATCATACTCATCAAGCCGGATATACGCCGCGATTACTACCGGCGTGATCTCACTTACCTTCATCCTTCTTCACCCGCTTCTTTTTGGGCGGATCTTCGCCCGCCGCCTCCGGCTCACACTCCACGATGTATCCTGCATCAAGTAAATCCGCGAGCACGGCATTATCGCTGCACTCGCGGACCTCTCCGCATGACATCGTAAGCGCCCC